TAACTATAAGCATATAACTATTGAGAGTGAGATTGTTTATTATATCTAGAAGTCTTTTTCTAGTTCTGTTGTCTTATAACCGCGTTAAGTATATATTTAGTTAAGACGATGGGAAGGACTGCTTGTTGAAGACCACCGATTCAAGCAAGCTTCCCAAAGTCTATAAAAGAAATCCACTTAATGATTTGACAAACCTAAACAAATAGTATATAGTGGTACTATCGACAATTAAAGAGGAGAGAGAATATGGATAATAATCCTTATGATGAGAACAACTTGGTTCCATTAGGCGACACTCTTAATTCGATTGATACAGGAAAATCAGAACTTGAAAAAGTTATAGAGAAAACTAGGGTTGGTTTATCTTGGAACGATTGGGTTGAATGTGTTCAATGGTTATCAGTTAGATTTACAAAAGGTGAAGACGCACCTTCTGAATGGTCTGAGACATACATTAAAGCTATGTATGCAGATTTACAGTATTACACATACGATGATATTCAAAAAGCGTTAATTAAACTTCATGGCGAAGGTCGTTCCTATGCACCCAATTCTTCACAGATTATTGGAATGTGTAATAAATTAGGAATGTCCCAAGCAATTAGTCAAGCCCAAGCAGAAAGAGCGGCCAAAGGTCAGTACTCTGAATGCAGAGGTGGAGCACAACACGACTTCGTAGATTGGGGTTGGGATTACGATGAAGTAGGAAATGCTATCTTTACTGAGTGGTGTTTGAATACTTATAGTATTGAAAGTGACCCTTGTTATGCAGAGAGAAGTAAAGCAGAATCTTTATTAACTCAATCTCAAAAGAATATGAAACCAGAACCTATGACTAGAGAAAGGTTTATATTTACTATGGGGTTAATGGGACTTAGCAAACAACATCAAGATGAACTGCTAAAATATAGGAACAAGCTTCAAACGAATGCTGATATAGGAGAAGAAGAATGAGATGGAAATTTATTAAAGATGTTTCGGGGGAAAAAGGCGATACAGTCTTTGAAGCCCTTAATTTCTATTCAAACCTCAAAGCTAAAGACTATGCTCTTATTGTTATTGATGAGTTAGAAAAGAATGTTTGGATGTTACAAGATGATGAGAAGATGTTTGTTACAGAACCTAGCAAAGACAGTGAAGAAATATGTCCTAGTGGTTTTGGAGAATACTTAGAATTAACTATGGCTAATGCTGTTATTAGATTGAATGATACAATTCCGCAAGATAGTCCTTTAAGAGACAAAACTAAGTCTGGTAAGAACTTGATGAAAGGTATACAGAGTTTATACCAAAATGGAAATATCTTTAAAATCTCTGAAGACGACAGAAAAGATATAGCTTTAGCTTCTATGTGGAATATAGAAGATGAGAAGATGGCTATACAAACAGCCATCAAGAGTGTCTTAGCAGAAGTCTTAAGATTTCAATTTGAAGAGTACAGTGATGATGAAGAAAATTTTTCAGTGTTTAGTTCTGTTGCTAAAGAACAAATAACTGTTAGTGATTTTTATAACTCACTACAAGGATTGAAAGAGAAAATGGAGCAATCATCCATTCCGACAAGAAGACCAGACATAGAGGACATTAACGATGAAAGCTTAGACCTTATAGCTTCAGCTATGTTTGATGAAGATAGGGGATATGTTAATTCAGTCCTTGACTATATTTTTAAATAAGGTATAATACTTTAGGTAGTAGGTAATTAGGTATTACAAGAGTTGTAATTCACAACCCTGTATCGCACACTCGATGGGAGCGAAACCCACTACTACCACGAACGATAAAAGGAGAGATGATAACCATGCATAAATGGAATATACAGTTTCTAGGTCAAAGGCAATACCTTGCCCCAGACTTGGAGACAGCAAGAAAGATGGCGTTTGATGATTTAGCGATGACATCAAAGAATCTAGGGCTATCTATAAATGGATATATGGACTTAGGTCCAGTTGGAGAAGAAGAGTAGTGAGAGAGACATCAGATAAGCTTCTTACTGAATTAGTAGATGAAGATTATATTGAACCAGAGTTTCCTAAATCTAATACTGCAAGAAGAGTAAGAATTACTTATTCTATTTGTGGAGAAGTTGAGTTTAATGATATGGGAGATGAGTATGTTGAGTTCAGAGACAAAGAAGGACAAGACAGACACGATAAAGCACACTTTATCTCTTGGTTTAAGAATAGAGTTAATACAAAAGGTTTAGAAGATTTAGATTTTAACATTTCTATCAAAAGTAAAGATATGGATGAAAATGATTTTCCACCAGTTAAAGAGACGGTAGGTGACAATGAACCGCCCTTTTAAAAATAGATGGAGTATCAATAATCAATGGGCTAGTTATAGTAAATATACTAAGGCTCAAAAGATAACTAGGAAGAAACTTGAAGAACTTAGAAAATCTTTAGAAGAGTTAAAGGATTATGAAGAACAAAAAAGAAGAAGGAGAGATAGTGGACTATAAAGTATTAGGTGGTCAATGGGAACAGAATAAGGTTCCTACAAAGCATGAGATTGTTTTAAACAAACTTTATGAATTAGAAACTATCCATTTTGTAAATCAAATATCTAAGCCTTCTAGCATTAAGCATCCAAATGAATATGCAACATGGAAGCAGCAGAATAGTGTTCTTGAAGAGACTATGAGAATTTTTGAATTAAATTTAGACAACATGGACATCAACTTAGATGAGTTGATAGAAGAATTTGTAGTATTTAATTTTGATGAAGTACAAGCATTTGATGAAGAAGATTCATCATAGGTGTGGGACAGCATTTGTGATGGGAAAGCGTCGCTACAGGCAACTGTACGATGGGGACGATATGAGAGGGTATAATACTTAGTATGTCGGTTGTGATTGAGGCAACTCATTCACACTCACCGATACCCTCCCATCGTCGACTCTCTTCGGAGAGTCGTATCTAAAATAATTTTTTTATTTAATACTTGACAAAACTAATGATATGTAGTATCATGGTTATATAACCAAATGGGAGAAATATGAAACCAATGAAAAAAGACGAAATAGATAGATTGTATGCAGAAACAGGTATATATGCTTGGCATACAAACGAAACAAAGCAGGATTATGCAGATATGACTGTTGAATTTGGGTTTCCACCTTTAACTGATGTTGAAGATGCTATTAAGCAGATTAATGAAGCATTAGAAGGAAGTGGATTAAATTACCAAATGAAGACTTGGACTATGCCACAAGAAGATTATTTTGAAGGTGAAGAATAATGTTTTTTATAAAGAATAAGAAATGGTTAGACGAAGAGACTATGAAGCTCATTAAGAGACGAGAGAAGATAATGAACGAGCTTGAAGATATAGAGATGAAATTAAATATAGGAGGCTCTTATGTCAACCAAATTAAACAAACCGACAACTGAATATATAAACGCCGAAGATTTGCATTATCCAATGGAAATCGTTATGGATATAAACCACGACAAGAAAACTGTTATGGTTTACCCTGTATGGAAAGTCACATGGTGTGACTGCTGGTCTGCACATGATTCTGAAAAGGATACTGTCAGAAAAGATACTGCAGGTTATATCAATAAAGAAGGCAAAAAGGTTTACGACGAATATTATGCTTTAAGCAGTAATAGTGTTCGTGTACCTCATACTTTTTATTGTAATAAACCAGATACAGGTAAATTGTCTAAGTTACACATTAAGGTAGCTTCATTAGATTTGGAATTCCAACAAACTTGGGGAACCTTAACATATAACAAGACAAATAAAGTACCTGTACTTCTTAACGAAGGTAGCTATAAAGTACAAACTTGGCCTTTAGGTCCCGAACTGTTCAGAAATATTGACCATGTTCGTGACTTAACTATTAAATGGTATAACGAAGGCAACTTCCAATATTTCGAAGAATGGCATAACATTGACGAAAAGACAACGCTTGAAGAAGCTGTTTCTATTTGTGTCTATGATGCTTCTCAAGAAATACAATATATCCAAAACTATCCTGTAGGAAAATGTACTACTTGTTGGTACAACTTCGAAAGGAAAGGTATTGATATGTGGGAAAATGCCCGTTGGTATACTGTTTCTGAAATGGTAGCTGAAGCTATTGAATTTCGTTTGAAGTTTCGTTTCACTGATACAGATAAATTTAAAAAACTGTATGAAGACCCTTCTTATGCCAAAGAACTAGATATTGATATGGAAGAATTCAAAAAATCTTTCCCTACCTATAAAGATGTTCTTAAAGGTTTAGCTGAAGACGAAGCAGAATGGAATGCTCTTCTTAAAAAAGCTAAAAAAGGTAAAGCCACAAGGCTCGAATACTTTAAAATGTCACATTCAGACTTTGTAAAGTTTGCTTAAACAGAAAAACCTCTAGCCCTTACTCTAGAGGTTCTTCTAAAAGAGAGAGAGTCTCTTCTAATACATAATATTTTAGTGCTATTCTAATAATATGCCAAGAGATATACTTGAAGATGTGGCGGATATTAAGGAAAAAGTCTTTGTAATAGACTTTCCAGACCTACATGAAGCCCAACAAACTGTAAAAGATGACCCATCAAGGTGGAAAATACTATGTGCAGGCCGTAGATTTGGTAAATCTAGGCTTGGTGTCCAGTTATGTATAGAAGAAGCCTTAAATGGTGGTCGTGTTTGGTGGGTAGCACCTACTTTCTCTATTGCTAGAGTCGGTTGGCGTGATGTAGTCGCTGCAGCGTCAGTTTTCCCTAAAGAATCTGGTGTTGATGTAAAAGTTGGAGATATGACTGTTACATTTCCGGGCGGAGGCTCAATTGCTGTTAAATCTGCTGATAATCCACAAAGGTTAAGAGGTGAAGGTCTTAACTTTCTTGTTATGGATGAGGCCGCTTTCGTTAGAGAAGAAACTTGGACAGAAGTATTAAGGCCTACTCTTACTGAAAATAAAGGTTCTGCATTATTTATATCTACTCCTATTGGTATGGACAACTGGTTTTATAAATTATGGGAAAAAGCAGAGCATGGAGATGATTGGGCTAGATTTCAATATCCAACAGTAGCTAATCCAATTATTGACCCTGCAGAAGTAGAATCTGCTAGAGAAGAGCTTGGGGAATTAGTTTTTGCACAGGAATATCTTGCTGAATTCATTTCCGAAGGTGCTCAGATGTTTAGAAACCATTGGTTTAATTATTACAAGCTAGGTGTAGGGACTATTTGGTGTGATGGTGAGAAGTATGATATCAATAACGATTTAGTAAAATTTGCGACTGTAGACCTAGCAGCTTCCACAAAAGAGTCTGCTGACTATACAGTCATATCAGTCTTCGGTCATCACATAGAATCTAACAAATTATTCATGATAGATATGCATAGAGAGAGATTAGAAGCACCAGACATAGTTCCAGCAATAAAAAGAATGATTGGTATCCATAATCTTGAATGGGTTGGTATCGAGAAGACAGGTTATCAGTTAGCTATAGTTCAGTTCGCTAGAAGAGAAGGTCTAAGAATCAAAGAATTAAGGGCTGATAAGGACAAGCGGTCACGAGCACTACCTTTGTCTGCTAAGATGGAAAGAGGACTAGTGTACTTTCCTAAAGATGAAGACTGGGTTGGAGAAGTCGAGAGAGAACTTCTCACTTTTCCGGTAGGTGTCCATGATGACATCGTCGACACTTTAGCGTATGCTTGTCTGGAAAGTGCAACTAAGAGAAAATGGGAAGCTTATTAAATGGCTGAAAAAAGTTTTTATAGAAGAGCGGTAGATTACTTACAAGCTCCATCACAAAGATTTGAAGTTAAGAGAGGCCCACTAGACAAATACGAACAAGTACAAGGTTCGGTCTGGGGTTACAATACTCAATCTGGTTATTTTCCTAATAAATTAATTGAGGAAATGGGTGATGGCTTAGGTAACTCTGCTGTTGTAGCTTGTTTGAATGTTTTAGCAACTTCTTTTGCTGAAGCACCGTTAAAGGTATATGAAAAGACAGAACAAGGAAGACAAGAAGTAATTAACCATCCAATGGAAGTTTTAATGTCCAGACCTAACGAGTTTATTTCTGGTGCAGTGTTATCACACTATCTAGTCACATCATTATCAGCTCATGGTGATGCTTTCTTAATGAAAGTAAAGAATAGAGTTGGCGAAGTTGTACAACTAATTCCTTTAATGCCTAACTATGTAAAAGTTAGAGGGAATGAAAAAGAATTAATTACTCATTATGAATACCATGCAGTAAATTCAAAGAACAGCCTTAATCCAGATTTTGTAGAATTACCTCGTGAGAATGTCGTTCACATCCGTCAAGGTATGGACCCAGACGACCATCGAAGAGGTTTTTCACCACTACGCTCTGTTATGAGAGAGCTAGCTGGTGATGAAGCAGCAGGACAATTCGCTGTTGCTTTGTTGCACAACATGGCTGTACCCGGAGTTATCTTGAGTCCAAAAGATGACTCTATGGGTGGGCCTTCTAGAGATGAAGCGGAAGCAATAGCATCTGCTTTCAAAAATAAATTCTCTGGTGCAAATAGAGGTGCTCCAATGATTATGACAGGAGCTATGGATGTAGATGTTCTTTCATTTACACCAGAACAAATGAACTTAAAGGCTTTAAGAAGATTACCAGAAGAAAGAGTATCTTCTGTTCTTGGTGTACCAGCTATTCTTGCTGGGTTAGGTGCAGGTTTGGACGCTGCTACTTATAACAACACAAAAGAACTTAGAGAATTCTTCACTGAACAAAAAATGATTCCTTTATGGTCTGCAGTAGCTTCTGAATTAACACATCAATTACTTCATTCAGATTTTGAAGACAATAATTTTAATTACACAGCAAACTATGACTTAGATATGGTTAGAGCTTTATCAACTGATAGACAAGAACTAGTAAAAACAATGAACTCTGGTGTTCAAGGTGGTTTTGTAACAATAGGTGAAGCAAGGAATAGTTTAGGACTTGATTCAGATGATTCTCATAATGTTTATCTAAGACCTTTGAATATGAATACAGTTGCTGAAGGAGATACAGGAATTATAGAAGAAATTCCAGAAGTTCCTGTAGTTGTAGAAGAGCCTAAAGAGGCTAAAGCTACATTAAATACTTCTAGGTTTGAACCAGAAGTTAGAAGAACTAGAAAAAGAGTTGGCCCTAAGAAGAAAAAATTTATGGTTGACACAAGTATGCAATTCAAATCATGTGAACTTGTAAATATACACATTGAAGAAAGTAAATTAAACAGTATTTCTGATAATGTCAAAAAAGTTTTAAAAGGTAAAGTCAAAGAACATAATGCTGGAATGAAGCAATATAAAACAAGTTTCCCAATGATAGCTACTGTTTATAGAAGAGGAGTTCATGTTTATTTGAATAATCCTTCTAGTGTTAAGAACAATATTTCATCTTCGACACAGTGGGGAATTTCAAGAGTTAATGCATTCTTAGAAGCTTTAAAAACAGGTGATTTCCCTCGACAACCTTTTGATACAGATTTATTACCGGTATCACATCCTTTGACAACTAAAGTAACTAACTTCCCTAATCCAACTGAGAATAAATCAATCTCTATGGAGAACTCAAATTTTGAACAATTTACTGACTATGACTATGTTAAGGAACTAAAAGAAAATTATCCAAAAATTTGGAAAAGAGCCGGTGACGGTAACAGTTCTTTCAACCAATGGACAAAGTATAAAGACGGGGACAGAAGCGAATCTGTACTGTCTTGGGTAAAAAACCGAGAGCGATTCATGATTGAAAATCAAAAGAGTAGCAAGTTGAACAATGTTCTAAAAGTTATGAAAAATGGTGGGGTTATTGAATCAGGAGTTTCTGTTATGAAGGAAGTTGTCAACGAACAGAAGAAGAAGGAAGATGCTCGAAACGATAGAGTAACTGCACTTCTTGCTCCTAAGGACAATTTGACAAGCTAAAATATATAATTAGATATACAAAAGAGGATATTAATAGCAATGAGTGAAGAGCAAAAAATTAACAAGTCTATAGAATTTAAAACTATAGATGACGAAAAGGGAACAGTAGAAGCTGTTTTCTCAGTTTACAATAATGTAGACAGCGACGGAGATGTAGTAGTACCCGGAGCAATCAAATCAGGTTTCAAAGACAATCAAGTACCGATGGTCTTTGCCCATAAGTGGGACCAGCCAATTGGTAAAGGCGTCATACAAACAGATGACGATAAAGCAGTATTTAAAGGAAGTTTCTTTATGGGAACTGAGGCTGGTAAGGAGGCTTATAACCTCGCTAAAGAAATGGGAGATTTACAAGAATGGTCATTTGGTTTTAGAATCAATGATTATGAAGTTGCACCATTCTCAAAAGATGGTTCCGAAGAAGAACAAGATGTCAGATATTTGAAAGACTTAGAGGTCTTTGAAGTATCTCCAGTTCTCGTTGGAGCTAACAGAGAAACTTACACCCTTGCTATTAAGACTGGTGAAGAAACAGTATATGAAAAAGAAGAAAATGTTTCTGAAGAAGAAGATTTAGAAGAAAAATATGCTTCTTGTAAACATGAGACAGATGGTTCTTGTTACAAAGAAGATAAAAAAGGTTTAGACCCTGATGAAGAAGAGGAAAGCGATGGTTGCTGCGGTAACTGTGGTGGAGAATCTTCAGAAGAAGGAGAAGAAAAGATTTCAGAAGATGCTTCCAGCATGACAGGACAGCGTTTTTCTGAAGAGGTCAAAGATGTGCTTGCAGCGTTGGAAAGCCTCATTGTGAGAGCTAAAGCTATCGAAGTTTTACGCTCTAAAGATGGAAGGACATTATCGGAGAGGGCTAGTTCTGCTTTAAGAGCAGTACAAGAAGACCTTAATGATGCTTGGACTGAAATAGATGATATTTTAGGCGAAGCTACAGATATAGCAGAAGCAGAAGCTGAAGTTACAGAAGAAGTCGCAGACAACCCTGTTGAGGAAACTCAAGGTAGTACCGTTGAAGCAACTGATGAAGTAGTTGAAGAATCTGTAGAAGTTGAAGAAGTAGTAGAGGCTGAAGAATCTGAAGAAGAAGTCGTAGAGGTTGTTGAGGAAGAGCCAGTAGTTGAAGAAGAAGTCGAGGAAGTTAGTGCCGAAGGTGCTGATGACGAGATTGACGCTTTATTTGCTGAATCACAGGAACTCATTGCAGATTCAATTCTTGTAGAACTAGACGAAGACTAAGTATAAGTAAAAATAATTTTGGAGAAAATTAATGAACAATATTAATGAAACACTTCAGAAGAAGAGGGCTGAGTTAAAAGAAGTCTTTGATAATCCAGCAGAAGACGGTAAGTATTCCGCTGAGCAAAAAAATGCTATCAATGGCCTCAACACTGAGCTTGCTGAGTTAGTTGATTCAGCTAATGACGCTAAAGCCAAAGCTAAAAACGAAAAAGCTATGGAAGAAGCAGTCTATGCAGCTGAAGAAGTAGATAATACACCTAAAACAATTGGTGAATCATTTATCAACACTGACGCTTACAAAGGCTATCAAGAAGCCGGAAGTAAGGGACTTGACTCAACAGTTAAGTTCTCACCAATGGGCTATAAAGCTACATTAGGTGCAGGTCTATCTCAGAACTTCCCACCAGAAGTGTTAAGACAACCGGGAATCTTAGAGTCCGCTCTTAGAGACCCAGACGCAGTGATTGGTCTTTTTGACCAAATCGAAACTGACCAAAATTCCTTTGCATATATGGAAGAAACTACATTCACAAATGCTGCTGCAGAAGCAGCTGAAGAGGCAACAACTGCTGAAGCTACATTAGACTTCACAGAAAAAACTGCTGCTATTAGAAAAGTTGGCGTTTTCTTGCCTGTGACTGAAGAACTTCTTGCTGATGTACAAGGAATACAAGGTTATGTGAACTCAAGACTTGGCACAATGATGAAGCTAAGACTTGACGGACAAATTATGGATGGTAACGGTACTGCTCCTAACTTAGAAGGGCTATTAAATACAACTGGAATTAACTCATTTGCATATGGGTCATATTCTGGTGAATTAGCTAGATTAGGACAAGTTTACCAAGCTATCACAGAAATTAGAAAAGACGCATTTGTAGAACCAGATGCGATAATTATGCACCCATCAGATTGGTACGACATCGTAACATCAGTTACTGATATCGCTACTACAACATCTGGTGCTGCTTCCAAGAACCCATTATTTATGGTTGCTGGTGGCTTTGGTGCAGATGTAGCCCCAAGACTTTGGGGTCTTCCAGTCGTTACAACTTCTGCAGTTGCTGCAGGAACACAAATGGTTGGTAGATTTGGCGGCGGCGAAGCTGCTCATCTTGTGATGCGACAAGGAATCGACCTTGCTGTATCTGACTCACATAGTGACTTTTTCTTAAAAGGAAAACTTGCTATTAGAGCAACAATGAGAGTCGGTCTCGTAGTTTATAGACCAACTGCATTCTGTAAATTAACACAAATGTAATAACATTTGTTGTTATAACATTTAGTAATGGGGGATTAAGTTCCCCCGTTACACTAACTAAAAAGGAAAAATTTTAAATGAGCGATTTTATTAAAGTAGAAAAAGACATCTGGAAGCTTGAAGATGGTTCTTTGTTTGAAGGAAATATCAATGATGTTCCTCAAGGAAACCCATCTAATGTAGCTAAAGCTGGAAAAGAATATAGAGTAGAATATCTTGAACTCCATGGTTGGGGTAAAAAGAAATCTGCTAAAAAATCAGCAGCTAAGAAAGCTCCAGAGACTAAAGCACAAAAACCAGCTTCTGATAAGTAGGTTGTAGCCAATGGCACTATCTACAGTCTCAGATGTTAAGAGTGTTATTGGCGTTGATATGTCTTCAACCGACGAAACGGCAGTAACTAATATATTTATAAAAGCGGCAGACGCTGCTATCAAAAACTATGTTGGTTATGAATTAGAATATTCAGCCTCTATCGTTGATACATTTGACGGTAATAACAAAGAAGAATTATTTACAAAGGTAGCCCCTGTTATTTCGGTTACCTCTATTGTCGAAGATTCAGTTAGCTTAACTGAAGGAAATCAAGAACACTTTGTTGTATATAAAGATTTAGGAAGAATAAAAAGAACAGGTTCAAAAAGATGGTCAAGTATAAGACTACAAAATGTAGTAGTTACTTATAGAGCAGGTTATTCTGACTCAGAAGGAACCGCAGAGGACATCCCAGTAGATATTAAACTTATAAGTGCAAGAGCTGCAGGTAAATTATTTGTAGCTGCAGCAGCTTTAGGTTCTCAACAAAGCACTGGTGATGTATCAACTCATGCAGCAGATAAGACTGCTGATTCACAGTTTCAATTAGTAAAATCAGAAAGATTAGGTGACTATTCAGCTACTTATGAATCTGTAACCGAACTTATGGACAACGAAATACTTACTGATAAAGACAAAGCTACATTATCTAAATATAAACGACAATACTTCACATCAGCACATATTTTAGACTAGAATATAACTATGTCAGAAGAAGTAGATATAGAATTTAATAAAGCACAAAGAAAAGCTTTTTTGATGGGAATCGACTTTCCAGTCTTCGCAGAAGCTGTAATTGAACAAATGAACAGCTTAAGAATGCAAAAAGTTAACTTAGTCCAAGATATGGATGATGTTGTTAACTCTTATATGGCTGTATGTAAGAAATACCCTATCAAAGTTAAAAAATCTAAAAAGTAGTCAGTCGTGAAAAGATATGACTATCTTTTTGATGGTGAAGAAACTATTACTGTTAAAGGTAAAGGTTTAAAAGAAGCTGTTCGAGAGTATAAACAAAAATTCCCTAAACAATTGCGTGCCACAGTTGAGTGGGTAAATAAAAATGGCGACATTCAGAAGCAAAGAATTAAACTTCGTGAAGTCAACATAGGAATAGACAGATACGGTAACATAGTTCGATAATGGCTAGATATGATTATAAATGTACTGAATGCGGTGAAAACCATGATATTACACATTCAATTCATGAGGACCCAGAAATACTCTGTGAAAAATGTAATGGGTTATGCAAAAGGCAAATATCTTCTAGAATTTACATGTATGGAACTGTTGGGGTTGATTGGAATACTGACCCTTCTAAAGTTTCTCAATCAATGAAAGATAAAGCAAAGAAAGCTTCTAAACGGAAGCTGTCTTTCTAACCTCATACAAGGAATATCTTAAAGTCAATTCTTCGTCGGGCATTAAATCTTTTAGCGTCATTAAATAAAAATATTTTCCTATTGCTATCAACTCACAATTAGGAGTGTCTGAATGGTTTATAAATCCACCAAGAGGTGTTCTCAATCTATCATTAGGGAAATCTTTATTCTGCATATGGGTAATACCTAAGTTAGTTCCCTCTTCAACTATTATTGTGGTGAATAAACCGTAACCTTCTATAACACTATTTCTTATTTCAAGAAATTCCGGTAGAGGTCTGTATGTATTATCTTCTTCCATTTTCATATTCCTCTAACGATTTTAGCATGTTGTTATCAAGCTTATTTATTCTTTCTTGATAGTCCCAACCTATAACTATCGCTGTTAAAGATAGAAATGCAAAACATATTACAATCGTGCAACCTATTAAAAATCCGGTCACTTCTTGTCTTTTTTCTTACGAGAACCTACAAGCTCATGACCTCTTACTCTAGGCATTCTCTTTGGTGCGTGTTGAAAGCAATGCTCGTTGTGATTATATCTGCTCATTATTTGTGAACAATCTTCTTGAGCACAAACTCTATCAGACCCATAGTCTTTACTTTTTCTAGGTCTTCCCGTTACTTTGTTTGCCTTCATATACAAACTGTTACCATGTTGTGACATTAGTACCCCTCATCTCTCCATTTCTTTTCGTAGTATTTAGGACTGCTCCAGCACCATTTGCTAGAATTCCAGTCTCTAAAGTCAACCTTAGTATAGATATCTTCAGCAAGATGTGCTGACATTTTGATATTTATATAAGGAATAAATTGTGCTTTAGTGAATTCAAACCCATCTAAACCATAGTGTCCTATTTCTGTAAAATCTACTGCATAATACGGTAAACCATAATAAGTTAATATTTCTACATCCCATAGTGGTAAATCAAACTTTTCTGCTACCCAATTCCATGTATTAGGAATAAATTGCATGACTCCCGAGTCATTATCTTCTTTACGATATGCAGTTCCTTTACCCCGACTTTCACACCAACCAATTCTTAGTGCTTTGTATAGATTTTTTTCTTCATAGTTTTCTACATAAAAAGGTATATATTCAATCATTGTAAACGGAATAAGTTCCGTACATTCTTTAGTTCTTTGAATAATAGACCAGTCTTCTTGTGCAGGCATTTCTGCGTTGCCAAAACTAGCCAAGAAAATCATACAACTTGTTATCATATTTTATCCTTTATCATAACCCCATTGTACCTTACAGTTTGGCTATTGTCAAGGATTAATAGATAATTCTATAGCGTTTTGAATTGTTTCCTGTTCAGAGTTACCAGTCACGGATGTGTGGTATTCATTAACAAAACGACCGTATCTGTCTTGTTTTTGTATAAATATCTCAGCTTCCCAGCATTGAGTGTATTTATTCCAAGTTAAATGCAGTGTTTTATCGCCAATTTTCATTAGCTTTTGTTGCTCGTCCACAGCAATAATTTCAGGTTCAGTTACCAAAATAACTTCTCCTCCTTTGTTACACATCCTTATTATAGCAGTATTTTGACAAAAAATGGAAAAAAATGAAAAAAAGCTTGACAAATAACCCAAAATGTAGAATAATTGTTATATTGACGAAATGGAGGAATGAATGAAACCAACGCTTGACCAAGCAGAGTTTTTATTTAAACGATTCCCAAACAAATCCCTCAGAGAATGGGCGGAAGATTGGGAAATGTCTCACGAGAATGTGAGATTAATGAAGATTAAATTAGGTGTACCTACTAGCAAGAAGGTTGAATATAGCCCAGAAATAGCTAGACAAATAGTTGAATACATCAGAGAAGGTAAGGGAACGCTAAATACAGCTAGAACTTACGAACATTATGACTTCGGTAAAGTAACTTTTGCAAATTGGATGGTAGAGAATCCATCACTTGCTAGAGAAGTAGATATGGCTTTACAGCAAGCTCAAGATAGAAAGCTAAATCCTACGCACAAAAGATGTGCTACTACAGGAGAATGGCTTCCTGTATCAGAGTTTTACAAAGATAAGAATACTTTAGATGGTTATTCTGTCAGAAGTAAACAGGTCGTAAAAGAGATGGCTCGTAAATATTATTACGATAGGAATGTTGAACAACCTACAGTTAATGAAAAGATATGTTCAGGTGTTCCAGAATTGGGACCATTGCCAACAGAGTATTTCGCAAGAAATACTAGAAGTGCAACTGGTTTACAAACCTACTCTAAGAAATTTCAAGGCTTATATCAAAAGTATCTCAGACAAGGTTCTGATAATGCATTCGATATAGCTAAAGAAGAAACTCTAACTTACTTTCAGTCACTTGGATTTTCCCCTAAGTAGTACGGGTAAACGGAGTTAGAAGGCCCCCTTTTCGAAGGGGGTTTTCTTTTGGTATAATATCAGTATGCCTAAAGTACCAACATCTTTATTAAACGAGACAATCTCTCTGCAGAGTCTGTCGGGAAGTTCTGTAGATGACAGAGGACTTTCTACTGCAACTTGGGGTTCTGGTACATCTATACAAGCAAAAATTATAGAACAGGGTGGGGCTATAGAAACTGAAACAGAAGGCAGAACAGAAAGAAATTCAGAATTAAAGGTCATAGTTCCAGCTTCAACAACTGTAACTATGTCAGATAGAATTGTTTTTGATTCAACAAATTACAATATTAGAAATGTTAAATCTATAAAAGATAGATTTGGAAATGACTTCTATAAAGAACTCCGCATAGACTCTGGTTACTAATGGCTAGCAAAGCTGTACTCAAATTAAGTCGTACCCTAAGGACTGGTAGAAAAACTAAGGTTCTAGACCCAAAAAGATATAACCTAAAAAAAATTAAAAAAACGAGTGACTTAAGAACTTTTTTTTATGAATACTCATTGTTTGTGGGTGACATTGCTTCTCTGCCGGGAGTCCCTTCTTTACAAATTGTAAATAAAACTCGTCATGGATTTCTTAAAGCAGGAAGAATTATGGGAGACCTTGGTGCTGGTTGGAATACTTTTAAAAGACTACAAGATGGTGTACATCTTTCAGACTTCGAAGGAGCTGGAGAAAGAGCTTTTAGAAGATTTGGTGGTAGAACCACAGGTAAAGTATTAATGCAAATTCCGGGAAGTAATGTTTTTTCTCGTGCTGCAAGGTCAATGGTTGGTGCAAATATGCAAAAAGAATTTGATAAAGTTACTAAAGGACTTTTTAGGTCTAATTCGGTGAAGCCGGTACCAGTGGGTAAAGCTTATGGGAAAGTAGATTTTAAATCTTTGAGCCATAATGGAAAAGTACAAAAAGTTATAGAGATGGTTACTGAAGATATTGTAAGACAAGCTTATAACCTTACACCAGTTAAGACAGGGAAACTAAGAGGAAGCCTTAGGTCTGAACTTCGTTATGAACCTGTTAAGGGTGGAAAGATACCTATTGGTAGAGCAGGTATAGGTGGCGAAGGTATAGATTATGCAATGAAAATAGAATATGGTGAAGGTAAAGGTTTCAATGTTGGTGCAGGAAATACAACTAGGTATTTCCCAGAGATTCCTACAGAAGCACAAGCATTAAGAAGTAGTAAAGTCAATAGAAGAGCTGTCAATAAAGAGACAGGTAAAGGTGCTATGATGAGAAGAGGTGCAACTTTAGCTATTCAGAAACTTAAGTCAAGTGGTTTAGCGACGGTAGCAACTGACACTAAAAAAACAAAAGACTTTGATACAATAATCAGAGAAGCACTAAATGTAAGGTTAGGATTTTAAATGGTACAACAATTACCAGATGCAGAAGTTGTGTTTAGAACTTGGGCATTAGCTCAATCTGAAATAGCTTCTTTAGTAGG